CTGTTCTTTCACTGAAAGGCAAATTTTGAATTTTTTCCAAAAGGTTTTTCGGAAATTTGGAAAAATGGGCGTTTTTCTCAAAAATTATAAAAATATATCAGATAGGAGCAAACGATATGAGCGTAGCACAGGAAATTCGCAAGATGATTGAAGGCAAAAGCGGAATCAATATCACGTTAGCACAAGGTTTGCTCGATAGATTAGAAGCGATAGAAAAAAATATTGAGATTGTGGAGAAAGCGGAACACTTTAAATCACATCCGCAGAATCCCGCTATTAAAAAGCTGACGATTGAGGGAAAACTTTACAAAGATTATAGTGCATCGTACAGAGATACTGTCATTAAGCTATACAAAATGCTTTGTGATGATGTCGAAGAGAATAAATCAAGCGGACTTCGTGAAGCATTTGAGAAGTTATACAAAGGAATGGAAACACGATGAGTTATCTGCTTGAATATCGTGAAGCAATCCGCAAAGGTGAGATTATCGCCGGGCGAGATATGATTGATGAGCTTGATAATCTTATTGAGGACCTCGACAATCCCGAATATAGATACGATACAACAAAGGCTGAAATAATAATCTCTTTTATCGAAACGTGCTGTAAATTAACTGTTGCCCCTTTTTATGGAAAGCCTTTCAAATTGGAGCTTTGGGAGAAAGCCTTTGTTGAGGTTTCTTTTTCATTCCAAATACGCAGTATTGATACAGGCGAATGGGTAGAACGTTTTCAAGAATGTTTGCTCTTAATTGCACGTAAAAATGGCAAGACGGAATTTATAGCGGCTATCGTGTTTGCTCTACTGATTATTGGTGGTAAGGGGATTCAGATAGTATGTAGCGGAACTAATGATAATATCGCAAGTATCTGCTACGATACCATTGACCGTATGCGTTTAATGGTAGACCCCGATAGTGTTGACACTTGGAAAAATCAAAAGGGCATAAAGTGTCTTTTTAATAACAATTTCATTTTCAAAATGAGTGATAGCACTCGCGGTAAAGAGGGGCGTAATATAGACGTTGCTGCAATCGATGAGTTGCACGAACTCTTGAAAAATGGAATATATAAACCAATTCAGCAGTCTACGGGGGTTAAAGATTATTTCAAAATATTTATGTTTTCATCTGAGGGATTCATAAATGACGGATTCTTGGACGATACAAGAAAAGAATATACTGGTATTATCCGCAAAACAGATAGGCGAGAATCCGCTAAACGTAAATTGCCGTGGTTCTATACTATGGATTCTGAATCTGAGGTATGGGAAACGGACGATAACGGCATAAATCCAGCTTGGCAGAAAGCGAATCCTAGTGTAGGAGCAATAAAAAAATGGAGTTATCTCCGAGACCGAGTGGACGAAGCAAAAACGAGCAAAGCGGATAGAATGTTTGTGCTTTCAAAAGACTTTAATTTTAAAGTTTCAGATTCTTCTGCTTGGTTAGAACGTTCTGATTGGGATTACGATGCATCGTTTGATATCGAGGACTTTAGAAACACATTGTGCCTCGGTGCTGTTGACCTCTCTGAAACAACAGATATGACGTGTGCCAAAATAATGCTTTGCCGTAGAGATGATAGGCGAAAATATTGTATATCGCATTATTGGATTCCCGAAAGCAAGTTGGAAAATGCAGACGATAAAAACGCAGGTGCTAAATATCAAGAGTGGGCTCAAAAAGGTTGGCTCACAATATGTCAGGGTAACGATAATGATTTAACACTCGTTGCTGATTGGTTTGCAGAATTGCGAGATAAATATAACATCTACCTTTTTAAATGTGGATATGACCAACGATTCAAAAGAGATTGGATTCAAAGAATGGACTATCAAGGTTGGATAGATAAGGACGATTTAATTATGATTAATCAGTCGCCCGATGTGTTGCACGGAGCAAATTGCAACGTTGAAGCAGACTTGAAAGATAGATTGATAGTTGGGAACAATGAAATTGACAAATGGTGCTTTGCCAATGCTGGTTTAAAAGTGAATAATCAAGGGAAAAGCCTTGTCATAAAAATGGACGGACAAAAGTCGAAGAAAATTGACGGTGCTGTGTGCTCCATAATTCTTCAAGAAACATACAATAGATACAGAACAGATTTATTTGATAATATGAGATAAAGGGGGGATATGCTTGGGGCGTATTAGAGGTTGGTTCAAGAAACGAAAAGAGTTTAACTCAAACAAAAATTATGCTGATATTCTAAGTGGTTTAATGCCGTTGTATTCAAGCGGATTTGGTGAGAATATATTTGCAAGTGACGTTGTGCAACAAGCGATTTATTCTATCGTTACAGAGTTAAAGAAACTTGACCCTTGTCATATACGAATGATAGGGAATGAACCAGTACCACAGAGAGGGAATATACAAAGTATACTTGACGCACCTAACCCTCTTATGACTACGGCAGATTTTATTGAAAAAATCTCTTGGAATTTGCTTCTGAATTATAATGCGTGGGTATATCCCATATGGGAAGATAAAAAACTTATAGGACTTTATCCATTACAGCCTACATTGGTTGAGTTTGACATAGATTTTAACGGAACAGGCAAAACGTGGGTGCGAATGCATTTTAACAACGGCACTGTAGTAGATTTGCCCTACGAAAATGTAATTCATTTGCGTTATAAATACGCATTTAATGAATTTATGGGTGGAAATTTACAAGGACAGCCCGATTTTCAGCCGTTGCTTGACACGTTAAAGCTGAATGATGATTTACTTAAAGGTTTGGCGAAGTCATTAAGAATACAATCACAGATTAACGCTGTTATTAAGTTAAAGCAGATGCATAACACGGCAGACCAAGAGAAAGCCGTTAAAGAATTTGAAAAAAAGGTTAGAGCAAACGAAAGCGGATTTTTACCTGTTGATATATCAGCAGACTTTATTCCGGTAGATAAAAAAATTCAGTTGGTGGATGCAACCACTCTTGAATTTATTGACAAAAAAATCTTTAGATGGTTTGGAACGTCTATTGCTATCGTAAATGGGGATTACACCAAAGAACAGTACGAAGCCTTTTACCAAAAGACACTTGAACCTATTGTCAAGGCAATGGGGCAGGCGTTTACAAAGGGTATATTCTCAAATAGAGAGTCGCACGGCTTTAATAATAAGATTGTGTTCTATGTTAAAGAGCTTATCTTTATGAATACAACCCAAAAACTTGAATTTGCAAAAGAGATTGGCTCACGTGGTTCTTGTTATGAGAATGAATTCCGTTCTTGGTTCGGGTTGCGACCTATTCCTGAGCTTCAAGGCGTTAGAATGATGTCGTTAAATTACATAAACGTTGAAGATGCGAAGAAATATCAGACGGGCGAGAATGGAAATAGCACAGAAGAAGAAAAACCCGTAGAGGAAGAAAGCGAGGTTAAAAATGAGTAAACCAAGAATATTTGGAACTTGTGCCGCAGGTTGCAGATGGGAAACAGTGCATAAAGAAGATGTTGAAAAGAGTGTGGCTGTTTTAGCTCTACCGATGGGTGATGGCAAAGCAATAGCAACGTCTGATGTTCTTTATAAGATTAAAGCAAAGGCAAGTTACACGGGAATTGTTGGAATCCCTTTTTCTGCTTCGTTGCCAACAGCAAATTCGGGGAGAGTCGCTGTTGCTGTGGGAACAAAAATATATGTGTTTGGTTGTGATGAGGACGGTAATTATTCGGGGAGAATCCAAGTTTTTAATACTGAAACAGAAGAATTGACTGACCTCGCGATTAAACTCCCTTACCCTTTGCGAGATATGGCAAGTGGTGTGTTTGGAAATGATATATATTTGTTCGGTGGATATGATGGGAGCGATTATACAGATTCGATAATCAAGATTGATACTTTATCCGAAACAGTAACGCAAATAGAAACAACGCTTGATTCGAAGTTGGGACATATGGGCTCTGCAACTGTTGGCAAGAAAATATATCTTTTCGGTGGAGCGAGTTTAATAGAGGGCTCTCTTGTAACAGATTTTTATGTAAGAATTTTTGACGTTGAAACTTCTGAAATATCTATATGTCAATCGTATTTTAATTGGTATGGCGAGCTTGGTGTTTGCGATGTGGGAGCAGCGGCAATAGGTGAGGACATATACCTTTGTGGTGGTCGCGCTATGTCAGAAACAGATACATCTTGGGAAGCGAAAAACTGCATTTTAAAATTCAATACAACGACTGAACAGTTTGAGTTTGTGGCGAATATGCAAAACTCTTTATGGGGTTGTGGAGTAGCATCGGCGGGGGATTATCTCTTTATAGCTGGCGGTGATAGGGGCGATTTTAACGGAACAAGATGGCTATATCGTTTTAATGTAAAAGAAAAAAAATATATGTCAGGTATGTGTGCCCTTTCCAAAGAAACGTATTGGTGTGGGGTTGCTGTTGTTGGAGTAACGTGTTATTGCTTCGGCGGTGGTAACAGAAATAACCACGAAGCCGCTAATGTTAAGGCTTGGACCATTCCGACTTATATGTCTAACATTTTGATGAAATGGCGTGATAGCGGAAAAGAATGTGCTTATTCTATTCCTATCACCATATATGACGAATATCGTGATGTGTTTACCTTTGAAGTGTTGGACTTTAGAGAAACCCAACAGGGAAAAAACATTCAAGTTGTGTGTGAATTTAATGGCAAGCGCCAAAAATTGATGGTTTACGGAACAGAAATTGATGTGGAATCGGTTCAGTTTGAAATATATGGCGAGGCTGTTTACGCATACAATGAGGGCGCAATAACAATAGGGCGAGTAGGTCTTACGGGTGCGGTTCGAGAGGTTGAAACTTTGCCAGAAAGCCCCGTTGAAAACAATCCAACATTTGTTTTATACAATGGTGATTTATATGTACTTACGGAGGATTAAAAGATGAAAATTGATTGGAAAAGAAAATTAACTTCACGCAAATTTTGGTTAGCTTTAGCTGGAATGATAGCAGGTTTAATCATTGCTTTCAATGGTGAAGCCGAAACAGCCGAAACAGTAACAGGTTGCATTATGCAAGTTGCTTCTGTTGTGGCTTATATCATCGGTGAAGGCTTGACGGATGCCGCTTCAATTAAGAATGAAACAACCAATGTTGAAACAGGGATTTTAATTGAAGCAGAGGAAGAAAGCGAGGACGCAGATGCCTAAGATAATGCTTGATGCAGGTCATTATGGCAAAGAGA